CCACTGCCAAAAGCATTCAATCCAGTTTTCACCCACACCGCATCACTGAAATCCTCAGTCTTGGTCAGCAAGTTCACCCGCGCAGATACCACAGGGCGGTTGGCGCTGGTGGACTGGAAGCGGTGGTTGCCGGGGAGTTCTTTGACGGAGATGTTGTCAAAGTCCGAGAAATTGCCGATAGTCGTTTGACGGTTAAGAAAGCGCAGTGACAGCGTAGTTGATGTTGCTGTAAATGTCAGGGCGTAACTTCCGCTGGAAATGTTGTCAAAGTCTCGGTACTGCGTCCCGCCGGGCGACGTTCCAATCCACGCGCTTGAGGTTCCCGTCTGGGAGCCAACAGTGAAAGTAAGCCTATAAGTTTTGCCAATTTCAGTAACATCAATTTGCTGGGAATTTCCGAAGTTTACAGCGATATTGGTGACGCGCATTGCGCCGCTTACAACGGACAGCGTTGAAGCACCTGCCGTCCAGCCCGTTGTGGTTCCATCACTAAAGTCCCCATTCGTCACCAACGTAGGTCCAAGCACCAACCCCTTGCTCAAGTCCAACTGCAACCCCACAGGCTGCTCCACCGCTGTCACGGGCGTTGTGCCTGCGCTGTCTTGAAACAGGGTGGCGAAGTTGCTGGGGTCATACCACCATCCCTGCTCGCCGTTGGCGAAGAAAGAGGCGGGGGAAAACGCTCTGCTTGCTGAAAAAATACGCGGCATGCCAAAACCAAATCCGAATGCCATGATCAGACCTTAGTAGATGCGTGCGATGCTGGTCGCAGTGGTGTTGGTTGCAAACACCTGAATCACCTGAACAGGCAAGATGAAACCAGCAGGTATGGCTGAGAACACGATGTCTGTGCCCTGCGCTGTCAGCACGCGCACGTTGCCCGTGCCACCGATGTACAGCACGGACGGATTGAACGTGGCCACGTCGCTTGGCGTGACCAGCGCGGCATCGCCCGGAAACATCGGAAACGTGGGGCTGAAGTTTGTCAATTTACCCATGACGGCTCCTTAAATTAAGAACGGGGCCGAAGCCCCAAGACTGCATCAATCAGTCAAAGTTGCCGTATGGGTAAGCAGTGGTGGTGCCAATGTTTCCATCTTTTTGGATGTATCGAACAAAGAACGAGAACGCGCCCGTCAAGGAGGTTCTTGTGTCCAAGGTTGTGCCGACGATGGCCAAAGTGATGACCACTTGAGACAGGTTTGGCTGCCCGTTAGGCTGGATGATGTCAGTCGATGTGGTTGACTGGTTGGTGACCTGCGTTGCAGTGAACGTAGACAGCGCTTGACGACCCACGGCGCTGATGGCACCAGTGTTGAAATAGGTGGCTGTACCGGCGGCTGCGGTGTAGTTGTTGGACACGTACACGGTGGCAGAGGTCAGGGAAGCAGTGCCGCCTGCAACAGCCACAACAGTCTGGCAATCCACGTTCACGCCGTCAAGATCACAACCAGCTGGCAAATAGCAAACCACACCACGATAGACGTTGGTGGCCGAATCTGCGGGGATGGCCACAGGAGCATAGGTCGATGTGCCGGGGGTGTAAACAATAGCAGGTGCGTTTGGAATGCCGTTGCCGTTTACAAAGACACCAGAGCCGCCACTGTAAGCGGCGGTGTAAGGGGTTGTGGTGGCCAAGTTGATGTCAATGTGCTGAGCCAGCATGGCGTAGCCCACATTACGCAGGGGGCCAAAACGGTTGTCGCCAGAAAGAATCGGGCCTTCGAAAGTTGAGCGTCCCATGTGGAACTCCTTATGCAAAAGATACCTTACCGATCGTTGCATCGTCTGCTGGGGCAGTGGTGGTAAGGCGGATCACCCAGATAAAAGCAATATATCACTGAAGAGGGGTCTGCGCAACCTTCCTCCTTCGAGCGGCTAGCATCTTTTCTCGGCCTTCTGGCGTTGCCCACTCTTCCAGCATTTGCGCTTTTTTTGACTGCGCCCGTTGCTCAGCGCCGCACTCGGGGCACCCAGCTCCTTTTCTGAAACGAGCGGCGTACTGAGAGAACGTGCCGTACTGTTCACAGAACACTCCCTCAATCCTGACCAGTGCGCCGGTATAGACCGCGTTAGTAAAGTCGTACTTGGCCTGAACGTCAGCAGGGAACTTGGCGTGGACCGCTTCAAAGTCGGCGGGCACCTGCGGCTTGGCGTTGCGCTGCATGTTTTCTTTTGCCCGCGCCAAACCTTCAGGTGTGAAGGTACGGGGGCCTTTTGAAACCCCGCGTTGGGCTGCGCCTATTTTCTCCCGGACTTCAGCTGAAACTTCTTGCCCGTAACGATAATGCTCTGCGCCTGCGTGTTTGCCTTTTCTGTTGACGCTCACCTTGTCTTTGCTTGCTTGCGTGTGCAAAACTCCTGTGCGCATGCCTATGGCATCTGTGTTGACGTTGTAGCACTCGGGCTTGCCGACATGCGTGTGCAGGTACAAATTCTCACAATCAAAAACAGACACGTCCTCCGGCACAGTTTCCAGCACTTCAAACACAAACGCCTCGGCACCATACTTGTTCCACGCAGCTTGCAGGCGGGGGTTCTTGTGTGCGTTGCGTTTCAGGTCGTACTTGTGCTGCCACTCCCGACGGGCAAAAGACTCCGCACTGCCTATGTAATATTTGCCATTGACCATGTTGGTGATTTGGTAGATGACTGCCATTTGTATCTCCGGTATAAAGCTAGAAAGCCCGTAGTATACAGGATGTGTGGTACAAGTCAACACGCGCAAAAAAGGCCCCGAAGGGCCTCTCTTGTAGAGCTTTGGTTTCTTTTATCAGAAGGAACCGCTGGAACCGAAGACGCCCAATGGATCGCTCCAACCAAAAGAATATCGCTCGCGGGCCTTGTAACGTACGTTGCCTGTGTCGAAATCACCATCCATGGAGTTTTGCAACGGAGTACGCACGAAATGCTTCAAGCCGTTTGGAACGTCAGTCGTCAAGAACCAAGCGTTGTTGTCGGTCAAGAAGTGGTTAATGGTGTAGCCATCAGGGATAGCGCCATTGCTCTTGATCGCGTTGAGGTCGTTGTTGTTAGTACCGACGCGGAGTTCGGTTTCCAACAGACGAGTAGCAACGAATTGCAGGCTTGGGGGAACGATCAGCTTCTTAGGCTTAGCGGCAATCAGCAAACCACGCTCGTCTGTCCAAGCAGCGATCTGGATAACGGCGGCTTCCAAAGAAGTCTCGTTCAGGTCAGCTTGGGTAGCGGGAGTGTTGCTGTTGCGGTCGCCGTTGACCAGAGGGTGAGCAGTGCTAAACAAAGCAACGCCGTCGCCGCCAGCATAAGCTGCCGAAAAACCGTTGTTCAGAGTAGCAGCAGCTTTAACCTGCTTGGTGTAGGCCATGGCACGAGCCAGACCCTTGGTGTAACGAGCAGACAAGCTGTCATACAAGTTATCTTCGATCGCCTCTTCGGTGATCGAGAAACCCAAGGCAATGGTCTCGTGGTTGTAGCGAGTGGTCCATGCTTCTTGAGCGTTGTCGTAAGCGATGGCGGAACCTTCGCTCTTAACAGGTGCTGCGGAGAAGCCAGACAGTTTGGTTTCTTCTTCAAAAGAACGCTCGGAAGTCTCAGTCTCGTAGATTTCCTTGTGCTCTTCGCCGTAGCGTGCGTACTCCAAACCGAACAATGCGTTCAGGCCCGGCAGGAGTTCCTTCAAAAGTTGTGCGCGTGAAATAGCCATTTTGAATTACTCCTTATTAGGCGGTTGCAGAACTGTAGTAGCCGTGCACCAACAAGTTCACCTTCACCAGAATTTCTGGGTACTGAGTGAACGTGATTGTGGACGCCGATGGGATGTTTGTACCAGAACCCAGCACGGTTGGCTGAGCGTTGATAGTCACCGAAGTGGCACCGGCAGAAGCGGCAGCAGTCACAAACGAACCTGTGTTGATCATCTGGCCGTTGGAGGCAAGGTAACCCACGCTGGTGCCAATTGGGATCGCGATAGGCAAGCCAGTACCAGTCAAGGTAATGGTTGTGGAGCTCGAGCTACCCGAGGCAGACACGGTGATGGCTGTGTCAGTCACAAGGCCAACGCAACGAACCGGCAGGATCGTGGTGGCGGGGGTGGCTGTAGGAGCCAAGACAGCGTTTGCAGAGTTGCCAGTGCTCAGGCTGGAGGCCACAGAAGCGTTGTCCACCATCGACAGGTTGGTGCCAATCATGGCCAAGGCACCAGAAGCAACAACAGTCGTTGCCGAGCAGACAACAGCCTTGAAGACGGTGTCAGGATCGTCGCAGATAATTGCCTCAGCATCGCCAGCCAGCGTAGACGCGGGCCAGAACTGCTGGAATTGCTTTTGCTTGGTAATTGGGTTGGTGAACGACACGCCCAAGAAGATACCGGTCACTTGATTGACGGCGGTACCAGTAGAGACGGCAGCGCGGGTGATAAAACCACGCGACAACACCACAAAATCACCATAGAAGATGTTCGTGCCGTAGCCGTATTGAATAGGCAAACTGCGAGTAGAACCCGCAAAAACTTGCCCGCCGATCAAATTGACCGGTTTCAGGCCGTAGGGGGCCGCAACCGTTGGATAAGCCATTTAAGACTCCTTGAAAAATTAGGAACCAGAACCGAAAGTGACCTTGGTGCTTCGTTCAGAAAACTTCTGCATCCGAGGGTCGCTCTCACGAAGGAAAGCGTTGTCCACTGAATCCATCTGAGCCTTGTTCTGCGCGGAGTAATAAGCCTCGCGCTGTTTAAGGAACTCTGAAGGAATACGGCAGAGCAACAGTCCACCCACTTCAATACCGCCTTTAAAACGGCCTTCAGTGGTAGCGTGCATCATGAGCTCGGGATATTCGTCCGCTTTTACGGGTTCGTACCCTTCGCGAAACTTACTAGAGATATTACTGGCGTCAGCTTGACCCATCATGCTGATTCGGACATAGCGATGCGTCCAGCCCGGACGTTCGTCGGGCATTGGCAAAGTCTCGGGTGCACGCCACGCTTTAGGACGTTGGAACGTCACTTCACGGGAATCCAACTCACGAGCCATCCGATTCTGCGGTTTGGTTTGAACTTCAGTCATATTTATTCACCTCTATTAAGCATGGCAACCTGTTTGGCGTAAAGCTCCAAAGGAACCCCAAGACGGCGAGCGATCGCTGCTTCGGATGCCTTCAGTCGCATACGACTAGGCGGGGTGCTGCGTGAAGCCGGAGCTACAACGGCAGCGGGTTTTGTTGCACGGCGTGGAGGTTCATCCTCGTAAGCCGGTTCTGACCTCTTTCGTGGAGGCGGGTCATTTTCTTCCTCATCGCTCCGCTCACTTTCAAAGTGCTCGGGAAAACGCTTGCGCATAGTGCGGTCGATAGTTTTAAAGTACTCATCACTACCAACGTAGTCAGAACCATACTCGCGCTGTAACTTCTTGTCAAGACCCATTGCGGCCATAGTCATTTCGTCGTCCTTACCCCACCAATCTTTATTGGACTCGACCCAACGCTGCGTGCGTGGACTGAGCTTAGAAGTTTCTGCTTGGGGTGCGGCGGTTTTGTATTCCTTCTCTTCAACTTCAATCGGCTTCATAGTAGTAGCGCGATCGAGTTTTAGAGTAGC